TTACAAGGTGTTTCCTATGAATTTTTGCACCGACGAATGCGTTGTAATATTCATCGGGTTTCAATAGAACATCATTTTCCACTTGATATTTTAATTCATAATAACTGAGTTCGCCTTTGGACTGACACAGTTTCAATATCTCACGTTTGAAATTGTGTTTACCTGTTGATTCAACTAACTCTTTGACTTCTTCACTGGAACCATAATAATCTTTCCAATCGGACTCGACTCGCTTGGTTCGCTTGCGGGTCTTGCCCTTGAGGGGTGGGAGTTTGCGTACTGACCAGAAATTCTTCTTTCCAACATACTTTAGGTTGGTTGTCAAATTTGTAATCAGATACACAAACCCCTGTGCATCATCTATATTATTTGATTCAAATATCTTACCGTCTAGTGTCCAAGGATTCGTATAACTCACTGATCATCTTCATTGTCATCTTCGTCTTCTATATAGTCACTAAAGTCATCCTCGTTTTCTGTAGTTCCTTCTTCTACCACGGAATCTGGTAGATCGGTCCCACAAAATGGGCAGTAAACGGGTTCTTCTGTTTCATCCTCATCATATGCTAATTCATACTCAGAGGCACAATCTGGGCATGTTACCTCTAATACTGTATATTCATCAGTATCTTTCATGCAGCGTATGCCTCATCCCACGATCCTTTGAGTCCTGCTACCTCGTACTCTGTAACACGATTTTCAAAGAAGTTGGTGTGATCTGCACCGTTAAGCACCCACTCCAACCAAGGTAACGGATTCTCTTTGACTTTAAAGTTTGTCTTGAGACCTAATTGAAGTAATCGTCTATCTGCAATATAACGAATATATTTTTTGACTTCTTCTTTAGATAGTCCCTCAATTTCTCCCATCTCGTATGCCAAATCAATAAACTTATCTTCTAATTCGACCGCTAAACTTGACATTTCATAAATTTCTGCTTTGAATTCAGTATCTACGATGCGAGGATGTTCATTGCAGAACGAACGGAATAGTTTTGAGTTGCCCTCAACGTGCATTGACTCGTCACGAATTGACCACTCAACAACCTTACCCATACCTTTCATCTTGCCAAACCGTTGGAAGTTCAACAACATGACAAACGAGGCAAACAATGCAACACCTTCGTTGAATACAGACTTTGCAAGTGCGAGTCCAAGACCACGTTGTGTAGAGGCATCAGAGTCCATCATGAACTCTACCTTGTCAACCATCTCTGTGTATTCTAAAAATGCATGGTATTCACTATCTGGTAGTCCTAGTGTTTCATTGAGAAGTGCGTATGCTCTTTGATGTATTCCCTCACGAGCAGCAAATGAACCCAACATATTACGGACTTCATTGTTCTTGAACTTAGGAATAAATTGATCATAGTAATTTTGTCCTACTGCAACGTCTGACTGTGTGAACAATCGTAATACGTTAGTGATATAGTCCTTTTCTGTAGCAGTGACCTTACCACCTTTCCAATCAGTAACATCCTCACTCAAGTCAATTTCATCTTCAATCCAGTGTGCTTTCTCGTGACGGGTTGTGATTTCAGTTGCCCACGGGTAGTTAAATGGTTTATATGTCGTTGAAAACTCCATTAGTCCACCTGACTTCTTTTTCAGTAAAGTGTCTGCTTTTTGGACTAGTTGGTCATACCCCCCAATGCGCTTACCCTCAATAAAAATTTGTGGCACAGAATTGACAGGACGACTTTCAGAACCTTTTGTCAAGTCCTCTTGTGCGCCATTGATCTTCTGATAAAACGCAAGTCGTTGTTCTTCATCATCCAATACGTTTTCTGTGTATGTAAATCCATGACTGCTGAACCATTCCTTTGTTTTAACGCAAAAAGGACAATCTGACTTTGAGTAAATTGTAATATCCATTGTTTCCCCTAACCTTGACATGCGACACATTCTTCTTGTGATTGCTCTCCGAACTCTACGAGTCGATCTCGTTCAATCTTTTGTGCGACATTCTCCGCACGATTTGATGTTTCAGTTCTCAAATAATACAGACCTTTGCATCCATACTTCCATGCATTGTAATGCACTGTGTGAATATACTGACGACTTGCACCTGCTGGAAAAAACACATTGAGTGACTGCCCCTGACACAGATACCGTTGCCTTGAACCACCAAGATACACAATCCAATCTTGGTTTAGTTCGATTGCAGTTTTGAACACTGCTTTGAGATGCTCGTCCAGAAAATCAAGATGCTGAACCGAACCGCCATTGGTAATGATAGACGACCAAATTTCTTGCGTGTCTTTACCAATCTTTGCGAGTTCTTCTTGTAAATACTTATTCTTTATCAAATGCGATCCCGCACGAGTACGAGATGTAAACGCATTTGCTTTCCACGGTTCAATTGATGGTGAAGTGTTGCCAATCAACGACGAATTGGCATTTGGTGCAATCGCAAGAAGGTGTGCGTTTCGTCGCCCTGTCCCTTCCATATCTGGTGCTTCACCACGTTCTTTACCTAATACTAATGTTTCGGCAATTGCCTCATTCTGAATATGTTTGAAAATAATATCATTGACTCCCCGTGCCTTTTCACTTTCAAATGCGACACGGTGCTGTTGTAGATACGAATGGAACCCCATCGCACCCAAACCTAAACTTCTTTCTTGAGTTGCACTATAACGTGCCTTTGAGATTTCGTCTCCTGCGTGGTCAATGAAAAACTGCAAGACGTTATCAAGAAAGCGAATGAGATCACGAACAATAGTGGTATCCTTCCACTCATCAAATCTCTCCAAATTGAGTGACGACAGACAGCAAACTGCTGAACGATCATCACTTGTCGGTAAATGAATTTCGTTACACAGGTTTGAACCATGAATCTTCAATCCTTTCTTTTTCATAGTTTCTGGTAGATATGCGTTTGCGGTATCAATAAAGTTGAGATATGGTTCACCTGTTCTGTATCGTGTCTCCAGTAGTGTTTCCCACAAGTACCTTGCACGGAGTGTATCACGCACTTCACCAGAGTCAGGATCAATAAGTTCCCAGTGAGCATCTGCTTGTATAGCGACCATGAATTTGTTCGTGATATTGACTGCGTGATGTAAGTTCAAACACTTACGATTGACATCACCTGTGGGAACACGCATATTCATGAACTCTACAATATCGGGATGGTCAATGTCAATGTATGCAGCATACGACCCTTTACGGGTTCTACCTTGGCGATACGCCACCATATCAGCATCCACTGTGTGCAAGAATGGCATAGGTCCGGGTGCTTTCTCAGACACCGCACGAACGTCAGACCAGTGTCCACCAACACCACCACCCTTGACCGACAACCAACGGAGTTCTGCCGAATGCTCAATCAGTCCATCTAGCGAATCTGGCACATAAGTAAGGAAGCATGAAATCGGTAGTGCTCTGATTTTTTCTCCAGGCATCGGTGCATTTGACAACACAGGTGACGAAAACATAAACCAACCCTTTGACGCACCATCATAAATGCGTTGTGCCAACTCCATGTCACCATAGGCATAGGCAACAGCAGCACGAGCAAATGCGTGTTGAGGAGTTTCGTCGTTGATGCAGTAGTAGTCAGTGAGTAGTTTGTATCCTTGTTCAGATAAAATAGAGTCGCGGGACGGATCAATCTTGATCCCAAGATATTCTTCGGTCATTTGTTATCCTTTACTTTACGAGTTTGATTGCCATAGGGAACACTTCACTGATTACATGGGCACACGCCTTTGCTATTTCCATATGTTCTTTTTGTGTTCCATTCGCACTTCGTAGTTCAATATAGTGAATCCAAGACCGTAATGTTCCATTCATATACATGCGAGACTTTGTTAGTCCTTCTGGTAGGACTGCTCGTGCTTGCTCTTTTGCAATGCCGTTTTCAATTGCCCAACGATATGCTTTTCGTGATTCAATGATGACTCGCTCTTGGGCAAGCACCCATTCTGTTTTTAGATTTACATCGTCGGTTTCAACTGAGTTTTGACGGTTCTTTTCGTCTTGCAATCTCGCTTCGCGGATTTCAAAATCAAGGTCTTTTGTAGGGTCAGCATAACGCTGACTAAACTCTTGGAAAGAAAACGATCTATGCCGCAGAATCTGTCGAGCAATGTCCCTTGTCGTTTCTATTTCCATACATGCAGAAACCATTTCAAGTGGTGACCAATGAGCGTGTTTCACCAAATAGTTGATTAACTTTTCACTGGTTTCTGTGTTCAACTGATTGCTTGGGTTTGATACCCTCGCACAATAAGCAATAAGTTCTTGCACATCATCTATTCCCTGATCTTCATACTCCTGAGTTGGAGTCGAAAAACTGATCAGTTTTACATTCATTAACTTATCCTTATATCTTTTTCCAATCACGGATTGCGAGTCGCAATGCCAGATCATGATGAGTGTTTTTATTTATTAAAGAGGTGATCTCTTCGGGTGTAAATCCTTCCAGTATCATATCATTAATATCTTTCGATTTGATATTTGACGGATAAACGAATACAGAAAACCCCCACTTACATGCCTTTTCAATCAAAGCAATCAGGTCTTTGTTTCTGGGTTGATTATCAAACACCAATGTGACCATGCCCTTTGGTAGCATCTTCATTGCTTTAACCAAGTCCGAACCACCGCAAGCAACAGCATTCGGGAGGAACATACTATCTATAGGTCCCTCCACCACATAGATTGGTTCCGTTGTGTCAATGGACTCAAGACCATAAATCAAGGGGTCATTGTTGGTGAGTCGGACTGTAACATATCTAGTTTTACTTCCACTAATGGATCGACCCTGAATACCAATGAGTTGTCCATCACGATTTCTAAAAGGTATAACAATGCGTTTATCATTTAATAGTCTCCCTTCGTATACATCAGGACGTAGATTCTCTAACATCGAGTAATCTTCTGCGTAAAATAAATCGTGCCACTTTTCTTCTGGGATACGTCTTGTCTGTACATACAATACAGCAGGATGGGCAGACGGTAGATCAGACAATCGCATCGTATATTTCAATAAGTCACCATCGTCTTTGTGTGTTGACTTAGGGGCAAAGGACGGTGTATAATCTGTGTTTGCTATACGACGACCACTGTGCCTCTCAGCAAAGGTTTCGGTGTTGTATTGCTGATACAGATTTGGGTCAACTTGCTCAATTAGTTTACTGAGATGCCCTGAGAATCCACAGTTGTGGCACTTATAAAATAGACCATTGTCGCCCTCAAACAAGTACCCCCGTGCCTTGTGTCTATTTTTAGAGGAATCTCCACAGATAGGGCAACGAAAATTGTACAGTTTGTCTGACTTGCGACTAAAACGGTTTAGTTTTGAGGACAGAAGTCCGATATATTTGTGATCAATCCATAACATGGAGACCATTATACAGATTTATGGAGAGTGTGTCAAGAGAAGAAACGTTTGAATATTTCCATTTGTGCTAATATAAACCCAACCGTAGCGGCAATACCAGTAATAAACCACTTGCTTTGTTCAATACGTTTGACTCGCTCAGAAAGCACAGCAAGTTTCGATTTAATTTCTTCATCATCTTCGGACTGTTGCTCGATGTGTGCTTGTTGCATCTCCT